TTTTAATAGTCATGAAGCTTTAAAAAAAGTACTAGAATTACCCGATGACCGCGAATATCTAAGTGAGGAATACCTCACTTGGTGTATAAAAAATCAAAACTATAAAGAAAGAAGTGATGGGAACCAAGTCTTACCTCGGAAATCCTAATCTAAAGGGTGTAGGTGTTAGTGTAGATTGGACACCAGAAGCAGTTGAAGAATACAAGAAGTGTATGGAATCACCTTTGTATTTTATCAAAAATTATGTCCAAATTATCAATGTGGATAAGGGACTTGTAAAATTTGATCTGTGGGATTTTCAAGAGGACATGGTAAACAATTTTCACAATGAAAGATTTGTGATATGTAAAATGCCTAGACAGCCAGGTAAATCAACCACCATTATATCATATTTACTACACTATGTACTGTTTAATCCAGAAGTTAACGTGGCAGTACTTGCAAACAAGGGTGCTGTTGCTAGAGAACTTCTGTCACGATTACAGTTGGCATACGAACATCTACCAAAGTTTCTTCAGCAAGGTGTGACGGTTTGGAACAAGGGAAACATAGAACTGGAAAACGGATCAAAGATTCTGGCGTCTGCGACTTCTGGTTCAGCAGTTCGAGGTTCTTCTTTCAACATCATTTTTCTTGATGAGTTCGCACACGTTCCAAATACCATCGCCGAATCATTTTTTACCTCTGTTTATCCTACCATATCTTCTGGTGAAACTACCAAAGTGTTTATCGTTTCAACCCCATTAGGTATGAACCTCTTTTATAAAATGTGGATAGATGCAGAAGAGAAACGTAATAACTATGTTCCAATTGAAGTACACTATACACAAGTGCCGGGTAGAGATGATAAGTGGAGACAAGAAACTATTAAAAATACTTCAGAACAACAATTTAATCAAGAGTTTCTTTGTGAATTTTTGGGGTCTACTCGTACTCTTATAGATGCATCAAAACTAAGGTCAATGGTATTCAAGAAACCTATATTTTCAAGTAATGGTATTGATGTTTATGAAGAACCAATCAAGAAAGCTACATACTGTATGATTGTGGATACTGCTCAAGGTAAGGGACAAGATTTTTCAGCATTCTCTGTTTTCGATGTTTCACAGATACCATATCGACAAGTTGCAAAGTATAGAGATAATAAGATTTCACCCATGTTATATCCAAATATTATATATCAAGTAGGAATGAAATATAATACTGCCTTTACTCTACTAGAAATAAACGATATGGGTTCACAGGTGGCAGAAGCTTTACACTATGACCTTGAATATGAAAATGTTATGATAACTTCTATGAAGGGTAGAGCAGGTCAACAAATTGGAGGTGGTTTCTCAAAAAATATTCAACTTGGAATACGAACCAGTAAACAACTCAAGAGAATAGGGTGTGCCACTCTAAAGGAAATGATTGAAACAGATAAGTTAATCATTCCAGATTTTGAGACTATTGCTGAATTGACTACATTTGCATCTAAACACAATTCTTTTGAAGCAGAAGAAGGAACACATGATGACCTTGCAATGACATTAGTAATCTTTGCTTGGTTGGTTCAACAGAGATACTTCAAGGATATGACAGATCTTGACCTTAGACAAAAGATGTATGAAGAATTTGAAGAACAATTTGAACAGGATATGCTTCCATTTGGTATTATAGATGATGGCCGAGATGAAGATACCTATACGGACAATACAGGTCAAACTTGGGAAGTAGAACCATCAGTAAGAAGTTATTTTTAAACATCTGTTCCAAACCCAAAATCTGCGTCAGAATCTTCTTTATCGTGTCTTATATCTTGGAGTAATTTTTTAGCATCTGGATGTACTCTTGTAGAATTATAGTCTAATCTAGATTCAGATTTTGTACATACTATTAGATGTTCTGGATTCACACACGAATTTTGTCCACAAATTTGATGTACGATATATCCTGAAGAGATTTCTCCTTTATGATGTAGATAAGAAAACCTATGAGCAGGTATAGATTTTCCTTGATATGAAAACATTCCATATCCCTGTTGTGTTTTTGAAGCCTTCCATGTCCAACATCCACTTCCTGTGTTTTTGTCTATCTTTGTTAAAAAGCGTTCAATTTCTTTCATGTTACCTCCGCGTGTTCATATAAGTATTTATATCTCAATAAACATTCAAAATACAGAGTTTGAGGTTTTTATAAATAATCTTAGTAAGATGAAACATTGTATTAATTAACTAAATTAGGAGAGATGGCATGCCTTTTCAAGTATCACCCGGCGTAAACACATCTGAAATTGACTTAACAACTATTGTGCCCGGCATTTCTTCAATAGATGCTGGATTTGCAGGTTGCTTCAGATGGGGCCCAGTCAATGATGTAACTTTGATTGATTCAGAAGATTTATTGGTGGAAACATTTCAATCTCCTGACGCAAACACATACATTTCATTTTTAACAGCAGCAAACTTTCTAACGTATTCAAGTGCACTTCATGTTGTAAGGACTTCAAACACAGCAATGAAGAACGCTTCTGCAAGTGGAACTGTAGTTTTAATTTCAAACACATCACATTATCAAGCCACATACTCAGAACAAGAAGGATCACCAGTAACTGCACAGGGTGATTGGTGTGCTAAGTGGGGTGGAGATTTAGGAAACAGTCTTAAAGTTTCTCTTTGTGGCCCAACAAGAGCCAACCTCGCATCTGGAAATACAGTAGTTGCTGGAAATTCAGACATTGCTTTGACAGGAACGTATGCAGTTCATGCAACAGACAAATCCTTCACAGGAACAAGTACATTAGCTGGTACTGAACTCAGAGTCGGAGATGTAATTGCTGTTAGTAGTAATGTTTTTGTGATTGCTACAATTACAAGTAATACTGCAGGAACTGTAGATAGAGATCCAACAACAGGTGCTATTAGTGCAGCTGCAACAGTTCGTTACAAAAGATCACCATTTGCAGAACCATCAAGAAATATGGTGGGAACTGTAGCGGTCACAGCAAATGTTGCAACAGTTACAGCAACAGTCGCGACTGCTGGAGCACACAATACCACTTCTTTCACCAGACAATATACTGTCGGAGACATCATTAAAATTAATGGTGAAGAAAGAAAAATCAAAGCTGTTACAAATTCCTCATACATGACAACTACTGTTGCATTTACTAATACTGCTTCAGCACAAACTCATTCAAGAACATGGGAATATGCAGGTATTGTTGATAAAGAACCAGTAACTACAGCACATTCTGCTGCAAAAGGTGCACTCTATGATGAAGTACACGTTGTAGTTATTGATGAAGATGGAGAGTGGACAGGAAACAGAGAAACAGGATTAGAAACTTTTACTGGTACTTCAGTTGCAAAGAATGCAAGATATGAAGATGGTACATCAGCTTACTATGTTGATGTTCTTAATCGTAGGTCAAAATATGTTTGGTGGATGGATCATGATGCTTTAGGTGATGCCTATACAACTGGTGGTGCTGCAGTATCTGCTTGGGGAACAGCAGCAAATTCTTCCATAGAATATGCATCTGGTGCTGCTACTGGTAGTCTAATTAAAACTCTCAGTTTATCTGGTGGAGTTGATGGTTCAGCTCCTTCTGATGCAGATAAAATCACTGCATTTAATAAGTTCAAAGATGCGGAAGAAGTAGATATCGGACTAATAGTCGGTGGAGAAGCTTCTGCAACAGTCGCACTTCAACTCATTGCAATAGCTGAAGGTAGAAAAGATGTTGTAGCTTTCCTTTCACCAGAACAAGCAGATGTTGTGAATTCAGAAGGAACAGAAGCTACCAACGTAGTTGATTTTAGAAATAGTCTAGGGTCTTCTTCTTATGCAGTTCTTGATTCTGGTTGGAAATATCAGTACGATAAGTATAATGATGTTTATCGTTACATTCCTCTTAACGGAGATACCGCAGGTGTCACTGCTGCTACAGAAGCAAACAGAGATGCATGGTTCTCTCCCGCTGGTTTTAATAGAGGAAACTTCAGAAATGTAGTAAAACTTCCTTTCAATCCAAGAAAAGCTGAAAGAGACACACTTTATAAAAATAGTGTCAATCCTGTAGTAACATTTATGGGTGATGGAACTGTTTTATTTGGTGATAAGACTCTTCTTTCAAAACCTTCTGCGTTTGACAGAATTAATGTACGAAGACTTTTCATTATTCTTGAAAAAGCTATTTCAAGGTTTGCACGAGCACAACTATTTGAATTCAATGATGCTTTCACAAGAGCTCAGTTTGTTGGTGCGGTAGAACCATTCTTGAGGAATGTTCAAGGCCGTGATGGTATTACAGATTTTAAAGTTGTCTGTGATGGTTCAAACAATACTGGTGATGTAATTGACCGTAACGAATTTATAGGTGACATTTATGTTAAACCAAATCGTTCTATCAACTTTATTCAACTAAACTTTGTTGCGGTTCGTAGCGGAGTTGATTTTTCAGAACTGTTTTGACAAGTAGTATAAATAATAGTATATAACACATCTCATAGATGGGGGAAGACGATGGCATGCGAAGGCAGCACTTGTAAAAAAGACTTCCCCATCACATCTTTAATTTTAGTCATCGGGGAGAAATAATAATGGCGTTTACAATAGATACATTTAGAACTAGTGCATTAGCCAAAGGTGGAGCACGAGCTAATCTGTTTGATGTTACAATTGCAGGT